TTTGATGTCTGTACTAGCCATCTTAGCGGAGTAATCAAATCTCCATTCCTTCTGGACATCGTTCTGTACGACTGGTCCTTCAAACTTAGCGTTCTTTGTTATTGCTTCAGCAGCATACTGCGCTAAAGACTTTTGCTCGTGGTGATCCATCTTATCTTTTATGGGGTCGGTAGGGATTGTTTGTTTAACTGCAACTGTACCAGCAGGTTTCTGTACCTTCTGTCCAGGAGTAAGCGACATAACATACTCTCGATATGCGTCAGTTCCAGTCTCGAAAACTTCTTGTATGTTAGTAATCCAAGTGCGGAAGGTTGTATCTTCAGCAGTTAGACATAGTACATAGTTAGGTCCACGACGTAAGATCTTTCCAACCTGTCCGTTCTCAGTTAAAACCCACTCACCTTTTTTATATACTTCGTTCTTATAGAACTTATCACGGGTGATTTTTGCTTCCGCAACCTGAGTCTTTTTAGCGAAGTCAGAAAAGCTCTTCATTAATATATGTGTACATATCAAGTTTATTTATAAGCCCATACCTTTTTTGGTCAGCGCAAACAGTTTGTTCTTTTCAGATGTGGATAAAGTGTCTGGGAGATAAGAGTTAAAACTTATAATATCATTCTTCTTAACGAATAATTTTTGCTTACTAGATGATGCACCTGCAACTCCCTTAGCATCAGCAGCTCTTGCACCAGCATTCAGCACTTCTATCTTATCAAAGGTATAATCCTCTGTACCATTTCTCTCTGGTAAGAGCTTATTAAGCCAAGCAAATTGATCATCACCAACAATACCTACAACATGATCATAATTTGGCTGAAGGTATTGCATTACTTTAATAATAGTTCGCGACTCTGGTCCTTCATAGATATGGTCAGCATGTTTAGGAAACATCTTCTTCAAGTACATGATCTTATCCTCATAACTTATAGGATTTTTCTCCTTACCAGGAGTATGTGAATGCGTGGACATAACCCACCAGTCATCACCTTTAGCCCTATCAATAGTAAAGTTAATCAACTTCTCATGGCCTATCGTAGGTGGATTCATCCTACCCCAACAAAATACAACTCTTTTTAATTCGGTAGCCATCTTAGATATTGGGTGATTTGTTCAGGTTCTCAGCACTGAAAGTTAAACGATCAACAATCTTATATGCTTTCTTACCATACTGAATAGCAACATAACCTTCTGGTTTTGTAACTTGATAACCATCTTCTTTCTTAAAGAAAGTACCAAACCTGGTCTGTGTAGCTCCAAGTTTATCAATGAAAGGAAGCTTGGCATCCTGTATAGATTTATATACTGTGACAAGTGCAGCAAGCTCTTTCATATTATTGTCTACAATTTCTCTACCATCCCTCCTATGCAATTTGTATTTAGAAATTGACTTAGGTTGTTTCTTACTAGCAATCTCCTTCTTCAACCTAGCATTCCACCAATCACAAAACTCCTGAGCAAACTTATCAGGATTACTTACTGGTTTCCTATCACGTACAAACTTATTAAAAAAGATCTTCATGTTTGGTCCAAGCAACCATGTATTCTTTGATGATCCAATATGCTCAGCCATAAGATCCATAAGATCACCAGCGATCTCAATTTGTTTAATAGTTTCTTTCCTTGTATCTCTATAATGCTTAATCTCGTTTTCAGTAATCAACTGACCTCTACCTAATGATTCAGTCTCAGCACTAATAACAAGGATGTCATCCTGTTCATCCAAATGAAAATCACCACCAAACCTAGCAGATAAACTACCTATACTATCACCAACATATCTGGTATGAAATACTACACAAAAACCTGCCTTCCTAGCTTTATCATATAACTCATCACCCTCTGGAATACAATATGTAATCTTATTAGGTGTAAAAATAATACACTTCTTACCATCAATATATCCTTCCTTAGCATCATCAGTAAACAGAAGGTCTCCTTGGTATACACCTTTAGGATTAAGTCTAGGAATATATTCCAAACAAGAATTCAATTTCTCTACAAGTCCAAGAGCATGGCCATGATTCCTTTTAACATCCTCCTTAGTATAGTTGATCTTTGCATCCTTATTAAAGACTGATTTAGTAGCAACAAAAATTCTATCACTACCTGGATACTTACCACAAAATATAGCAGGAGATCCATCCCACTTAACAGTAACGGATGCATTTTGATCTGGTTGTCCAACAAACATAGAACACAAGTCATCCAAGAAAGTGAGTGCATCTAATGCGCCCTGCTTCCCATCCATTAGAAGACTATCTTCTAAGTGTTCTAAGTGTGTGTTCTTACTCATTAATATATCTTGGCAAATGGTCCATAATCTCTACCAGCTTTCATTGATAACCATACTAATTTTGTTGAAAATCTATCCTTATCAGAATCTTTAATCCCATTAAAGAAACAATAGAGCCACCTAATTTGCTGGAGTTTTGAATTAACAACATGAGGTTTTGTTCCCTCAATACTCTTAGTCATTGCTATACACAGATTACTATAACATTCTTCTTTAGAATCTGCACTACCAAAATCAATATTAAATTTTGTTTTATTATCCCACAAATAGTTAATTGTATGCTGCCACCCCCTTGTATTAGGAGAACCTACATTCTGCTTCTGAAACTGATCACAATTCTGAGCATACTTCTCCTTCTCTTTCAGCATTTTTGAACTCGTTGAATAGTGATTAATTGCTTTAATTACCTCATCAACAGTTGCTTTACCTAATCTAGCATCACCATGCCCCTCAGCAGTAGCTTCATACTTCAGTCCAGACATCTCTGAACTATTGTTTGCTTTAATCTGAAATTTATATGTTGCACCCTTATGGTAAGTATCGTTAACAATAAACCAAGTATCCTGTGTCTCAAGTGTATTATCCTCATCCAATCCCATCTTACATATAACATTACTATACTTCATAACGGTGTCATCAGTACCTTTACCAGTATATCCCTTACCAACCCAGTTATCCGTAAAGAATTCTTCTTTATGATTGAAGTAAACTATACTAGCTGGATCTTTAGTAACCTTCTTAAGGGATATGCCAAATATTTTATGGCTATTAAAGTACCCTCTCATTAAATGATTAACCTGTAGACGTTTAACATCTTCCTCAACAGATTTATCAAAAAGAATCTTATTTATACTAGCTCTCGCAGCTTCTTCTGATTTACTATCAATCAACCATATATCAGCAGGGTTCCAGTTATCCTTACCCTTCACACCCAGATCACCTACAATCTTAGTAATATATTCCATGAAAGTTTCGGCATTACTATTGCTATGTGGCAAAAATTTCATAGCCTCAGCTGAATGGATGTACCTATCAAATAAACAGTTGCCACCTCCAAGTTTACTCAGTAATGCTTTCTGTTGAATCCAAAAATTTACACACCACTCCTGTCCATCATCCTCCCATGCGTCATCATTCTTAGCAAAATGAGGCCAAACTCCTTTACCAAGAACTTCTATAACGCGAGGATCTTCATACAGTTTATCCCAAGTTGACCAGTTCCCTCCTTCACAAAGTGCAAGGTAAAAAACATATGCAGAACCAATCTCCTGCATCTTAGTTTTAGTAGTAGCATTAATTTTAGTTGCACTACCACTAGTTGCTTTAGTTCCTTGGAATTTTATCAGCTGGCTCCCTACGTTGAGAAATATATAAGGTTTTCCTGAATCAATACTCCTACCAAACTTTGGCTCATCACTCTTCTTTACTCTCGCAATCTTTAAACTAATATATTTACCCCTTGCATGTGCTTCTATAATCTTATCAATCCTATCATATGCAGACTTAAAGGTAATCATCTTCTTACCTGTCTTAACTCCAAAGGACTGCCTATCCCAACTCTCTTCGTAAAACCATTTGTTTGATGACATCCAACTAGTATCCTTAGCATCCGTATTTCCTTCAGCAACCATAAAAAGAAGCTGCATCTCACCCCAAACATCATGAGTTCTGATACGCTTTAAAATCTGAGCAGGAGTTGTCTGAACTAATGCCATTACGATTACAAAATACTATTAAGTATTTAGAATTGTTTCCAACATCTAGGATGAAGTAAACCCGCCTCTTTATCAATTCTATCCTTCAGTGTTAATATAACATCACCAGCGATACTAATTCTTGTATGCTCTCTATCCTCTGGAGCAGTATAATGTTCGAGACTACCAGGGAATACAACAAGATGTTCTGCTTTAGGTGTGATAGCATACCCATCACCATTGCAGTAGTTGTGGTCTGTCTTAAACTGGAAAGCATCTCCAAACCATTCATTAGGATTCCTCCTATGTAGTACTAAAGGATCACCTGGTGTCTGTACATAGTAAACATACGAAATATGTGAACAGGAGTGCCAGTGCATAGGTACACTCTGACCTGGATCACATATCGTAAACCATGATTTGACAAAATTTATATCAAAACAATCTTCTATATTAAAATGATCTACGTACTCCAGAATAGAACTCTTTACCTCCTTAAAGAAAGGTTCAAGTCTAGTATCCTGGTGTAGTAGTACCTTACCATTCAATTCCCCTGTAACTTTACCAGTTGAGTTATCAAACTTACCATCATCAAAACTTTTATAGATTGCTGATAGATGTCCTGGTAAATGCTTTTCGTATATTACAGTAGGGAATGCCTGATGAAAGTTAGAGGTCTCCGATTGCACGATTCTCTGAGTGGTTGATGTCAAATTTACCACCTGGATATCTACTCTCTAACTTCTTAATGTTTCTCGCTATAACGTCGTCGAAAGGTATGTCCAAAGCCATACAAGCTTGTGCCACATACCACATAACGTCACCCAACTCAATAATAAGATGCTCTCTATTGTCGTCATTCCAAGGCTTACCTTGGAACACCATCTTCTTAACGATCTCAAGAAACTCACCAGACTCAGCAGCAAGCCCAACGCCAGCAGTGGTAAGACGTTCAATATTGGCACCCTTTCCGTCAAGTTCAACCAAACGGTCAGCAAGATAGACAAAATCCTTAGAGGAATCGGATGTGACAGCATCCACGAAATGAGAGTACTTATCAAAATCTATAGTCATGAAAATAATTGCATTGTCTCTGGGAACCAAACGTATTCTAACTCACACCTAGCAAGAATGTCAAGTGCTTGTTGTGGTGTTTCAACTAACGGCTCCCCAGCTAAGTTGAAACTGGTATTTAATATTATACCATGCCCAGTGAGTTTTTTCAACTCACTTAACAGTTCGTACAGTATACCATCAGTGACAGTCTGTACCCTACAGGTGTTATCTATATGAGTTATAGCAGGAATGGGTACCTCACTCTTTACATAGAAACACTGGGTCATAAACCTACTAGGATGTTTCATATCAAAATAAAGATGAGCATCCTCCTCTAATACAGATGCAGCAAATGGTCTGTACCATTCCCTCTTCTTAATTCTATTAACTACATCTCTTCCGTCAATAGCGAACGGGTCGTAGAGGATGCTTCTGTTTCCAAGTGCTCTTTGTCCAGATTCTGCGTGTCCAAAATAAGTTCCAACGCTTCTTTGTTCTTGAAGGAGTTTAGCAACTCCTTTTGCGTCGATAGATTGTGTTCCTTTGAATGTTGATAGGTCATAATGCCAGCCGTGAAATGCAGTGGTGGTCAATGGTTTTCTTTCTTCTGAGTATAGCATAGCAGCTCCCACTGAAATGCCAACGTCTGTAGCCATTGGTTCAAAATAGAACTCAACGTCTGGGAAAGTCTCAACCAATAAGTTATTAGTAATAATATTCATTGCATAACCACCAGTCATGCAAACATTATGTAGGCCAGTTTTCTCCAGATACTTACGTACAAGTTTAACAACAACTGTCTGAGTATCAATCTGAACTTCTTTGCAAAAGTCTGCATAAGGTTTGTAGTTCTCCTTAGTAAGTTTACTATCAGGATTAGGTTGCAACTGAAGTGTTCCTGCTTCCATGACAACACCTATAGGTTCCAGTCCCTTCTTACCATACAATTCCTGTGCTGTATTCATATGATTCTCATCATAAAACATAAGGTGAATGTCCTTACAATAGAATAGATCATCATCAACATAGTAATCATTAACTATATGAGTAGTCTCTGCTTCCCCATACGAAGATAATCCCATTACCTTACCAGCATCAAGACAACTCTCACCCATTTGTACAGCAGCAGATGCATAAAGATAACCCAACCCCATCATACTTGACCCCTTCTGCCATGGGTATGTCTTTATTTTATTCTCGTATATCTTTTCAAATGAACCACCAATGTAAATAGTTTCTGCTTCAAAAAATCCTTTCTCATATCTACCACTACCATCAATAACAACGACAAGAGCATCATCAAATCCACTATTATAGTACGCACCTGTAGCATGAAAAAGATGGTGTCTACAATCTTTGATTATCTTAGGAAGTTTACCATGCTTCTTCTTATATGCCTTCAAAAAAGCTGCAGTATATCTAAGACTATCATCACCAAGATACATCTTATCCCCAAAGTAGGATAGAACTATGGTATCTACTGGTTCATCTACCTTCAGTATGTTTTTATAGATGTGAAAGTGCTTATCATCATGCTTCTTACCACTAAATCTTTCTTCCAAAAAATAATGCTTGATCTCACCATCGTAGATACAAGCATTAGCGTCATGATTACCGTAATGTATAGCAAGAACGCTCATACTTTGAGTGCTGCAAACTTCTTAGATAAATCTTCCTTAACATTTTCAATCTCATCTTGACCAGCATCTGTAAGACCATCCTGTGCTGACTGTTCTACGTCATATAATCTCATCTTAGAACGATCAAGACCAACTACAAATCTCTTATTCATTGTAGGATCATTGTACCTATTCTTCAACTGCTTAACCATGATCTGATTCATTGCTTCCAACTCCTCAGTAGATATGAGAGCGAACATAAGGTCAGCAGTAGCAGGGAGTCCGAAAGATTCTGACGTGTCAGTAAGGTCAACGTCGCTAGAAGCGAAACCAGAACGAGTAGTTTGAGTAGCACTAACAATCGGGACGTTTGCTTCCACAGCCAATCCACGAAGTTCCTCCGCAATCGCTTTGATGTATGAGTAAGAGTTGACATTGCCTACCTTAGAATAACGACTAGATGCACATATGTTTAAGTAATCTATGAATATAATATCAGGTCTAAAATCTTTCTTCAGTGCTAACTCATTGATCAATGATCTAAAGTGTCCAGAATGTGCAGACGCAGTAGGATATTCTTTAATAATTAACTTACCCTGTGTCTTCTGAGCAAGCTTCGTTACCTTAGATTCAAACATCATCTTAGGTAACTGATGAAGTGATTCTGTATCAAGGTTTAAAAGATTTTCATCAATACGTTCCGCAATCTTTTCTTCAGCCATCTCCAAAGTAATGTAGAGT